GCATAGCACAGCCTGGTAGTGCACCTGGTTTGGGACCAGGGGGTCGTAGGTTCGAATCCTACTGCTCCGACCATATTCTTGATTTTAATAAGAAAATCATCCCTCAAATTTCTATAGAATTACTTACCAACGTAATATTACTAGTGTTATGCAAAGTAATAGGTAGTGAGTAAATACTAAGATTTCATTCCCATTTCATTCCCATCAAATTTTTATGATCAGGATGAAAAAACATCATAAACCCTAGTTTTGAGATATTAAAAAAAACATCAGGGGTATCTGAATTTAGAAGTAATAAAGTAATATTTTATAAATACTATAGTTTAATCAATATCTTATATGTCTTTTCTAATGTAATTTTTAAGTAAGTATCTAGTAATAAATTACTGTATAAAAAGGTATTTTTTTTACTAAACAGTACTTAATAAAATCAATGACTTATATTTTATTACTTCAAAAATTACAAAAAATTACCTAAAGAAGTAAGTTATTTTATACTTATTTATCAATCGCTTAATTGGTGTTATTACTTTATTACTTCAAATCGATTCCAAGTTTTATAAAAGCACATTTTTATGTTCTTAAAAAAAGATATCGGTTAAGATTTTATCTAGGAATATTTCTGCTAGAGAAATGTTATGCAAAGTGAATTTGATCAATACAAAAGTTTTTTATTGCAAAAAGAAGAACTTTCCAAAACAAATAAAATAGCTCCTTGGTTAGATTACTTAGGAAACCCAATTTTTGAAAATGACTTAATTCAACACCCATCTGGTGAAATTGGTTTAGTTATATTTTTACAGTCAGAATATGAGCCATATAACCAATGGCGTGTGAAATATAATGACAATGTTTTATCAAGACTTTGTTTGCAAATAGGCGATAAAGGACAAGCCATTGTAGTTGGTCATCCCTTAGAGCATATAGAAGTTATTCAAACTGTAGTGCTGTAGTAATATGCAGTATCCGATTTCCCTTTTTTTCTTCTCAATAGCCTAAGTTTCATAGGTTCTCTAGATTCATTACGCAGTAAAACAGTGTGCAGTAATATAGCCTCATTTAGATGAACCGCAGGCGCGCGGGTGACTGCGTTTGGCCGAGTGGTCTGGATGGTATAAATGATAAATATTCTCATTTGTGGGTAATTATTAAAATCCATAAAAAAAGCCAGCTAATGCTGGCTTTTGTTCTTTTAGGTGTTTAATTCACATTTTTTAAGTCATATTCCTTAAATCTAATAATCTCATCTCCAGCCCATTCATTGAGCTGCTGCATCCGTGACTGGAGTGGAACAATTTCATTTTGATAAAACACTTCTGCTGCATCTTTAATTGATCCAAAACCGCCAGTATTATTTGGAACAATACCCATGAGTTGTGGAGGTATGCGGAGTGCCGCTAAGGTATCGTCACGCGTGATTGATTTAATATTGGTGAAGTCATCCTTTGCTGCAATTTCAGAAACAGGCAAGATCTGGATACCATCTTTTTTTCCACCCGGTGCGTAATAAAATAAATTACGGAAGTTCCCTGGTCCTTTACTATCCTTTAGAGCCTGACGCAAGGCTGTAATATCATTTGGATCCTGCGCTGCATCATTCACATATAAGATGAACCCAGCATGAGATCCATTGTTGTAATACTTACGACGGAATAAGGTAGCAGATTCGTTTAGCCATGCACTTTGCAAAGCAGATATGTATTCAGGTGCTCCATAAATTTCCTGATCAATGTCTGTTTCCCGAATATGACAAACACGATTATAAAATTCAAATTCTTGATAGCCTTTATGGTCATCACAAAGTAAAAAGAACTGATCAGAGTATTCACCACGACGCATATATTTTGCTAAAGCAGGTTTGTACTGAATGACACTTCCGAGTCGTGATTTGATTTCTTCTAAGTAAGTATTTCCACACCAAACATAATCTAAAGCAACTTGTTCAAATCCTTTTCGATTTAACTTTGCATGAGGAATAAAAAGATTAGCCAGAAAATTACGTTTAAAAATAATTCCGCTATTTAAATATGGTGTCGATTTATATGATTTGGCTAAACCACTCATACTGACCTGAGGTTCATACCATCGGCCATTGAACCATGATTCCATGTAATCCGATAATTCATTTCCATTGAGGACTGGAACGGCATCACCAAAAGTAAATGCCATTGATTCTTGTTTGGTTGTTTTGCTTTGAAAAACTGGTAATTGGCTCTTGGCAAAACTAACTAAATTTTTTGCAGTCGATAGGGGATTCATTAATAGATCTCCATGAAAGATTGATTCATTTGTGTTTGGCCTTCAAGTGGTTCGTTATAAAGTGCATGCATGAGTGACCAGGCTAGATCCGCGTGTCCTATTTCTTCAGAACGGCCTGCTGTAAAAGTCATTTGACGTTGGCTTGCTGTAAGCGTTTTTTTAATGCTCATTAATGATTGGGAAAGATCAGTCCACCCTGCGTCATACTCAAGACGGCCATTTCTAATGACATCCATTGTTTTAAGTACAAGTCTGGTTTTTACTTCAGGTGAATAACTGAACTCAGTGACATTTGGGAAAAACTGCTTAACTAATTGAGATACACCTGTACCCATTCCAGTGATATCAATACCGATATAAGTCACGTAATAACGTAGTGTTGTTTGGAGGATCATTTCTGCCTGATTTTTAAAATCCATCCCACGGAATTGGATTCTTTCTAACACTCGAAATTTCCCACCAGGAACAGGGGAGGGGGCTACAACTACTAAGCCTGCACTATCACCACTTTCTGCGGGGTCATAACCAATCCAAACAGGATTATTGCCGTATGGTCTAGCATGGAATGGTTTAAAGTCATCAGCCCAAACTTCCCATGAGTCAACCATACATGGTTGAAGCATTGCTAAAGGGAAAATAGATGCGCCATCATCAATAAATTGGCACATCAAAAGATTTGCAAATTCTTCAGGTGAATATTCGTATCGCAATTCATCAATATCGAATAGATCACATCCGCCATTTTCAGCGTCTAAAATCGTAACGATTTGACGCCACATTTTGTCTTCACATAAGCGGCCATTTTTTAATGCATCATGTGATACATCGATATCGAGTCTTTGGTCTTTAGGTCGCCCACGGTTATTACGTGTTCCATTCCAGAATGTGAAAGCTTCATGCGCCATTGTAGATGGCGTTGAAAAATAGGTTTTACGCCATTTTTTATGCAAAGCCATAGCCGAAGCTACTTTGTTTAGTTCTGTGAAGCCAAACGTCCAGAAAAACTCATCGAAATAAAAATTACCGTGGTGGCCTTGGGCAGTTCTGTAATTTGTACCTAAGAATGACAATGAAGCTTGATTGTTATCTGGCAGTACGATCGGATCTCCGACCAATTCAACTCCGCAAGCCTCATATGCAAAACCTTTAATGTATTCTTTGAAAATATGAGCCTGCGCCTTTGAAGCAGATAAGAAAATTTGATTCCGACCTGTTTTAACAGCATCGACCAAAGCTTCACGGGCAAAGTACCATGTCGCACCAATTTGGCGGCTTTTGAGAATTACTCGAGTACGTTGGTTGCCTGCTTTATACCAATCGCGCTGATAGTCAAATAGACTATCTTCAAAGGCTGAAATAAGTTGTTCAACTTGTTCTTCAGTGAATTGATTATTTTCTTTTTTCTTCTTGGGTGCTGCGTTACGCTTGGCAATATTTGGATTTAGATCCGCTTCATTACCGCCTTCTTTATAACGTTCAATTCGGGCAAATTCTTTATAATTTTTAAATAATTCGCTTAATTCTTTATAGTCTCCACTCGATTTTTTGTTCTTTAGAGTGAGAGTCATTAAGCGAACTGTTAATGCTTCTTCAACACGACTTTCTGATCGTGTTTTATCCCACTCTTCTCTGGTTTTCCAAGCCTGAACTGTACGCTCATTTTCGTCTAGCGCTTCAGCAATATCGACAATTTTCCAGCCAAGCCAAAAGAGAAACTTGGCTTTTAATTTGTTATCTAGAATCAGCTCAAGATTAGCTAACTGTGATAATTCATTCATGGTTTACGGATTGATTTAATTTCATCCGCAAACGATGGCAGGCAAGTTAGCTTTTATCAGTCATGGCAATTTGTATGTCAGTTATATACAAGCATGCTCAATTGCTACACATAACTAATATTGCCCATTCTGCACCTATTGAAATTGCCCGAAAAAACCTTGCAACAGGTACAGCAGAATGACTGAAAAAACACAGCCGAAAAAATTTAAATCGAAATGGTTTCGAGTTGCCGTGGCTGGTGACACTACAGATGGTCGTGAAATTCAATCTGAATGGATCATCCAAATGGCGCAAACTTACAATCTGAACACTTATGGTGCTCGTATCAATTTAGAGCACATTAAGGGCGTTTCTCCAGATGGTATTTTCGGAGCTTATGGAGATGTGATCGCCCTTAAAACGGAAAAAGTTACGATCAATGGTGAACAGAAAGATGCCTTGTTTGCACAGATCCAACCAAATGAAAATTTGATTGCACTTAATCAAAAAAATCAAAAAATTTATACATCTATCGAAGTCGATGAAAATTTTGCGAAAACTGGCCAAGCCTATTTAGTGGGACTTGCCGTTACTGACAGTCCTGCATCGCTTGGTACTGAAATGCTCTCTTTTGCAGCTGGCGCAAATGAAAACCCACTTAAAGCGAAGAAATTACGTCCTGAAAATTTATTCAGTGCAGCACAAGAAACAAAATTCGAATTCGAAGAAGTTAAAGATTCATTTGCCAGTGACTTATACAACAAAGTTAAAAACTTATTCAAAACTCAAGAACAGCAACACCAGCAGACTCAAGAAAACTTTAGTCAAAGCGAACAAGCCATTCTTGAAATTGCTCAGCAAACAGTGACGCAAGGAAATGAGTTTGCAGACTTAAAAGTCAAACATGAACAGCTGCAGAATGAATTCAATCAATTAAAAAATAAGCTAGATCAAGAACCCCAAGGTCAACCACGGCCACAGTCTAACAACAGCAAATTTTCTGAAGACGTTGGCGAAATCGACTGTTAATTCAGTCGGTTCTAGCAATTTATTAATCCAATTTAATTATATTTAGAGTAAAGAAAATGCGTACAGAAACACGTGCTAAGTACAATAAAGTCATGGTTGAGTTAGCAAAACTCAATGGGGTTGAAAAAGTTTCACAAAAATTTAATGTGACTCCAACTGTTCAACAAAAGCTTGAAGATAAAATTCAAGAATCATCTGAATTTTTGAAGAAAATTAATATTTTTGTTGTTCCTGAACAATCGGGTTCTGCGGTTGGTCTTGGTATTTCTCGCCCTATCGCATCTCGTACAAATACGGATGCTGGAGAGCGTCAAGCTACAGATCCAACTGGTATGGATGAGCGTTTTTACTTTTGTCGTAAAACCGATTTTGATACCGCAATTAAGTACGCAAAACTTGATCAATGGGCAAAATTCAAAGATTTTTATAGTCGATTCCGTGGCGCTATCGTAAAACGACAAGCTCTGGACCGTATCATGATCGGGTTCAATGGTATCAGTATCGCTTCTAATACGGACATTACAGCAAATCCTTTATTGCAAGATGTGAATAAAGGCTGGTTGCAAAAAATGCGTGAAGAGAATGAATCGCGTGTAATGAAATCAGGTGCTGCGCAAGGAAAAATTACAGTAGGTAAAACTGGCGATTATAAAAATCTTGATGCATTGGTTATGAATATCGTTGATGAAATGATTGATGACGTTCACCAGGGCAATCCAGATTTAGTCGTAATGTGTAACCGAAAAACTGTTTCGGATAAATACTTCCCATTGGTCAATAAAGATCAAGACAACTCTGAAAAACTAGCCGCAGACATCATCATTAGCCAAAAACGTATGGGTGGATTGCCTGTTTACTCAGTACCGTTTTTCCCTGAAGGAATCATCTTTGTAACTACATTCGATAATTTATCGATTTATGTTCAAGAGGGTGCTCGTCGTCGTACAGTCATTGACAATCCAAAACGTGACCAAATCGAGAACTATGAGTCTTCAAACGAAGATTATTACATTGAAGATCTTGGTCTTGCATGTATGGCTGAAAATATCGAAATTCTGGCGGAGTAATTTGTCATGAACTTGGCTCGAAAGCACTTCCAACAGCATCAAGCCAAATCCGCAGCTGAGACAGCTGCGGAGTTCGGTACCATGCGAAATACAAATGCCTATGAGCAGCAACTTTTGCAGCTTAATAGTGATAAAAATCGACTCAAAAATATTCAGTCCAAACAAAATAAAGTCGAATTAAAACGCCAGTTAATTCCAAATTACAAACCATATGTGGAAGGTATTTTAGAAGTAAAACCTGGTGTTCAGGATGCAGTAATTACTGAGATTTTGGTTTGGTCAATTGATATTGGTGATTTTGATTTTGCACTTGATATTGCCGAATACATTCTGAAATACGGCTTAAAACTTCCAGACCGTTTTGAACGTTCTGAAGCATGCTTTATTACTGAAGATATTGCAGAAGAATTTTTAAAATTACTCAAAACTGAAGCTGGTATCGATCAAAAAGGATTAGATCAATTAGTGCGTTTAGAACGTCTAATTACTGATAAATCTTTGCCACAAAATCGTCTTGATATGCCAGATGAAGTTAAAGCTAAGCTTTATCTCGCTTTAGGTAAAGGTGAAATGCAGTTTTTGACTGGTGATCTTGAAAATGATTTACCACGCTCTGTTCATGCTCAATGTTGGTTAGAAAAAGCATTAGATCTTGACGATAAATGTGGCGGTCGAACTGATCTAAACAAAATGAGTAAGCTTTCTACCAAGTTATTAGCAGAAAGAGAAACTACAGATACTTTGGCTTATCAAAAAGAATCTCAAGTAGTTACTACCAACGAACAAACAGAAGTTACCGACGTTTTGTTAAATCAAAATGGAACGCCTGTGGTTGATGACCACGGCAATATGGTACCGACTTCTGAATAAGTGCCCCGCACCGCACTGGAGTGCAATGGTCGTGATCTTAACGTCACAGTAAATCTTCACCGAGCCATTGCCCCTCCCAGTGCATTAAGAAGGAGATCTACATGGGATTTATCGCAAACGGTGCAATAACCCCAAGTCATATCACTATTTCAAGTGGCACCTTTTTTCCTGAAATTTCTCTAGATGAGATCCGCAGTTTTGTTCGGATCGACGGATCAGTGACCGATGTTCGATTGCAACAACTTACTCGGGAAGAAGTCATCGATGTAAATCGTTTACTTGCAAACTTAGTGATGAAAGCCGAAAAGCTAGTTGATTTAGCTGTTAATGAAATTGACGGTAAAGCAGATACTGAAGTGCTTTATTTTTCAGCCGTATCGAATGGTGTAGCAGCAAAAGTAAACGAAATTTATCGTAACTATGACAGTACTAATTCTGGTGTAAAAAAATCAGAATCGATGGATTGTTCAGTTGATGACTACCGACGAAATAAGCAATGGGCGATTCAACAGCTAAAAGGCGAAAACCACAGCATAGTTGAGTTGATATGAGCAAAACCATCACAGCTATTCAAAATGACACTATCAACTCAATTTGTTGGCGATATTACGGACGCAGTTCGGGTGTAGTTGAAAAGGTACTCGAAGCAAATCCAGCTTTGGCCGATATAGGAATTTTTTTGCCCATTGGCACCTCTGTATTTCTTCCTGATATCGATACACCACAACAAATCAAGCAAACAGTACAACTGTGGGATTAATAATGCCAGAACCAACTACAACATCAGCAATTACAGCAGTTTCAATTAGTGCAGCTTCATTACTTCCATTTGTAAATGGGAATGCATTGCTTGGGGCAGTATTTGGAGCAGCTCTATTTGCTACAACGAAAAAAGATTTAAAACCATTACAGCGACTTTGGACGATGATCATTGCCGTTGGTATTGGCTATTTACTTGCACCAGAAGTAACAACTAGAACTTTGATTACCAACGATGCAACAGCAGGAATGATTGCTTCAATTTTTTCATTACCAATTATCTTAAAAGCTATGGTCTGGGTAGACCAATCGAGTCTATCTGACATCTGGAATAAGTTTCGTGGAGGAGGAAAGCCATGATCGAAATTATGTTTCAACTGATTGCTCTGATTGCCTACTTGATTTGTGGTCTACGGATTATCTGTTTTGATGCAGAAGGTCTCCGCCATCGTCACGGCTTTTCAATTCTGGCCACGATTCTTATTGCTGCTTTTATCGGGCAATCAATTCACATTCTCTTTTTTAAAGATCCTGTCACGTTATGGGATGCCATCTTTGCAGTACTTTTGGCGGTCTTAATTTGCCGTGCAAAAGGTAATGTCGCAAAACTTATCTGGAGCACAACATAATGCAAGCAATCTTAAAATTTGGATCAAAAGGCAGTGATGTAATTACATTGCAGCAACAGCTTAAAAAGCTTGGTTTTAAAGGCGTTAAAGGGAAAGAACTTTGCATCGATGGTGATTTTGGAGCTTCTACCGAATATGCTGTCATTACATTCCAAAAGCAAAAAAATTTGGTTGCGGATGGCAAAGTAGGGGACAAGACGCGCAGTGCCCTTCTGGAACAAAACATCTCAAAATTGCTTAAAGATAGTGATTATAAAAAAGCTGCTGAACGCCTAAAAGTTTCTGAGTTGGTTATCCGTGTTTTTGGTGCAGTTGAAGGTCAAGGCGTTGGATTTCTTAAAAACGGGAAACCTAAAATTCTATTTGAACGTCACCGAATGTATGCATATTTACGTTTGAAAAAAGGCACTGAATTTGCCAATAAAATGGAAGCTGAACGTCCTAATATTGTTAATCGAAAATATGGCGGATATCAGGGAAATGAAGCCGAATATGTTCGTCTGGAACAAGCTAAGCAAATCGATGTTGAAAGTGCTTTGATGTCAACATCATGGGGACAGTTTCAGGTGATGGGTGAAAACTGGAAAGATTTAGGCTATGGATCTGTCCAAGAATTTGTTGATCAGCAGTTTGTAAATGAGTCAAACCAGTTAGAAGCTTTCATTCGTTTCATTGAATGGAAAACAGGCATCATTGAAAAGAAAAAAGTTGCTCTAATTGATGCGCTGCGAGCAAAAAATTGGGATGTTGTTTTCACACTCTATAATGGTCCTAATTATAAAAAACTTGGGTACCAGGCAAAATTCCAAAAGGAATATGATCATTTAGAACCACTATATAATGAGACTAAAGCAGCATGAAAAAACCAGATAGTTTAAGAAAATATCTTTTAGATGCGATTCCTGAACTACGTCGTGATCCTGACCGCATCCTTATTTTTGTTGATGATGGTGCGGTTCGGAGTACTTTGGCAAATGGTTTATCATTTGAATATGCATACACCCTCACAATGATTTTAACCGATTATGCTGGTGACCTTGCAGCAGTCAGTATTCCATTATTGGATTGGGTTCGTATGAATCAATCTAATCTAATGGCCAACCTTGATAACGTTAAATCTGGCATTAAGTTTGAAGCTGAAATTTTGGCAAATGATAAAGTTGATTTGGCTATTCAGTTGCCACTAACTGAACGTGTGATTGTGAAGCAAACCAGCGAAGGTTTAAGTGTCGACTATCCAGATGAGCCACGTTATCACAAAGCCGAAGAATCAAAACAAGTCACGCTGTTTGATAAAGATGGATCTGAATTGGCGTCTTGGATTTCAAGAGATCCTGAGCAAGAGTATTTTCTATAAATGGCTGAGCTTGAATATCTTTCTGAGCATTTAAATGCTTTATTAGTATCCCTAAACGATGCAGCGCGTCGCAAAATGGCAATGGTAATTGCACGTAAAATACGTGCAAGCCAAAGTCAGCGTATTACTCGACAACAGAATCCTGACGGTAGTGCTTATATCCCGAGAAAAAATTTAAGAAAAAGAAAAGGGCAGATTAAGAAAAAAATGTTCATGAAATTAAAAACAACACGGTTCATGAAAATCGAAAATATTCCTAATGGGGTAACTATTGGATTTGATCAACGAGTATCGAGACTTGCCCGAATTCACCAGGACGGATTAATTGATAATTTGAAATATAACGGACGATCTTTCAAAGTCAGATATGCACAGCGTCAATTGCTTGGCTTTACTGAAGCTGAAATTGAAATGATTGAAAATGACGTTCTTAACTTTATAGATTCAAAATGAACCCACTTGTATATAACTGACATACAAAACAAACCAAATGCATTAATCCTTTAGCTGCATAACGATTGCAGCATGAATGCAGAATCCAATCGTCGTCTTGAAAATATGATCCGTCTAGGACGTATCAAGACCGTAATACCGTCTAGCCCTTTTCATAAAGTTACAGTCAATTTAGGGGACATCGTAACTAAAGAATTGCGCCTATTAAATTTAAGAGCTGGTAAAGATTCAACTCATGATTTACCGAGCATTGATGAAGAATGCATTGTATTTAGCCCTTGCGGAGTAATCGAACTCGGAGTCGTTGTTGTTGGTTTAAACAATGAAGATTTTCCGACTCAGTCATTAGATCCAGATATTAAATTTAGAGCGTTTGAAGATGGTGCAGTCATAAGTTATGACGTCAAAAAACATGAGCTTCAAGCAATTCTTCCAGAAGGTGGAACTGTAAAAATTGTTGGCAATCTCGAAGTAGAGGGGGGAATCCATTCCACTTTGGATATTACCTCAGATGCGGATGTTATCGCAGGAAAGATAAGTCTAACGAAACATAAAACCTCTGGTGTTAAGGGTGGCGGTGAAACTTCTGGAGGACCAGTACCATGATCTCACGTCATTCTGGCGTAACAATTTCAGAAATCGAAAGTATAGAGCAATCAATTGAAGACATTGTGACTACTCCTTTAGGGAGTCGTGTCATGCGTGGCGACTACGGTTCGATAGTGCCTGACCTTATCGACCAACCTATGAATGATGTACTTGTTCTAAAAATTTACAGTGCAATTTATACACCTGTGACTAGATGGGAAAAACGCATCAGTATTGAAAATATCAACATTTCCAAGATCGCTTCAGGGCTTATGCAGTTAGATCTTGAGACAGTCCATACCATTACTGGCCAGTCCCTAAATTTAAATATTCCACTTCAAATGGGGGCTTCATCATGAGCGTCGATTTTAGCCAGCTTGCTCCACCTGACATTATTGAAACGATAGATTATGAAGTTATCTTAGCCGAACGAAAGGCAGACTTAATTAATAGATTTCCAGATGATCAAAAACCACAGATTACTGAAGTACTTAACCGTGAAAGTGAGCCTTTGACGAAATACATTGAAGAAAATTCTTATCGTGAAACAGTGTTAAGAAATCGGATTAATACCGCAGCACGTGGCTTATTATTGGCTTATGCGGAAAAAAATGATTTAGATCAACTAGGCGCAAATTACAATGTTAAACGTCTGATTATTAAGCCTGCAGACAATACAAAAACGCCACCTGTTCCTGCTGTCTATGAATCAGATCCAGCTTTTCGTGAACGTATCCAACTTGCATTTGATTCATTGTCGGTAGCTGGACCAGAAGCAGCTTATAAAAAAATTGCGCGTGATGCTGATGGCCGTGTTGCTGACGTTTCAATTACTTCACCAATGCCAGCCCATGTTACTTTGACCATTCTGCAAGCGGACTCTTTAACAGGATCTGCTTCCCCTGAGCTTGTCCAGATTGTCGACAAGGCAGCAAATGCTGAAGAAAAGCGGCCAATAGGAGATCGTGTCACAGTTATATCTGCTGAAATTATTAATTATTCAATTAATGCCAAGCTATACATCGGTAAAGATCCTGAAGCAGCAACTGTACTTGCTCAAGCCATTAACAATGTTACTGAGTATGCGCAAAAGCAAAAACGTATTGGTCGATCTATTCGTATGTCTGCAATTTATGCAGCTTTACATGTTGATGGTGTAAATAGAGTGGAGTTACTTAATCCAACTGCAGATGTTGTTTTAACTCCAACACAAGCCTCGTTTTGTGAAAATATTTCCGTGGTTATTGGGGGCGTTGAATGAGTAAATTACTGCCTCCTAATAGCACTCGATTTGACCGTAACGTTACGGACGTTTGTGCAAATAGTTTAGAGCTTCCTGTTCAAATTAAGAGTTTGGCATCAATTGACCAAGCTCCAGATCATTTTTTGTCATTTCTGGCTTGGCAATACTCAGTTGATAGTTGGGATACTGATTGGCAACCATCACTTCAACGCCAACTAATAAAAAAATCATTTAGACAACATCAAATTAAAGGTACACGAACTGCTGTTCGAGAAGTACTCGCTCAGTTTGGATATACATGTGAGTTTCAGGAATGGTTTGAAACAGTTCCGAACGGAGTACCAGGTACTTTCTCTTTAACACTGGATCTAAACGGGCTTGAACTTACCGACGCAACTTACGCAGAAGTAAACAGGCTTGTCAAAGATGCAAAGCCTGCATCACGTCACCTAACAAATTTAGTTATTAACGTTCAACCGCTTTGTATTCCTCGTGTTGCTATTGGTTGTCACGGTGCTGAAACAGTCACAATTTTTGTCGAGTAAGTAGAATGGCCACTTATAAAGGTATATTAACCAATAACGGTAAAGCATTAATTGCTGGTGCAACTGTAAGTAATAAAATCAATTATTCACACATTGCGGTAGGGGATGGCAATGGATCTGTACCTGTGCCATCTGAAACACGAACAGCCTTAATTAATGAAAAAGCACGAATTGCATTAAACGTTGTAGAAATCAATCCAAATAATACAAACCAGATCGTTTGTGAAGCAATCATTCCATCTAATGTTGGTGGTTTTTATATTCGTGAACTTGGTCTTTATGCTGGAAATACGATGGTCGTCAATGCGAGCTATCCTCCAACATATAAACCATTGGCCGATGAAGGTGGCGCACGTGAAATTGCGATCAAGATTGTGATCAATATTCAAAATGCTGAAGTGATTGCATTGTATCTTGATGATTCACTCATTTATGCAACCCGCGAATGGGTAAATAAAAACTACATTCATCGTAATGAATTGATCGATAACTTAACGACAGATGATGCGTCAAAGCCATTGACTGCAAAGCAGGGTAAAGTTTTAAATGACAATAAATTAGAAAAAACAGCAAATGCAGTTAGTGCATCTAAATTGCAAACAGCGCGGACCATTAGCTATTCGGGTGCAGCAACTGGTTCATTTAATTATGATGGTTCTGGTAACTCATCATGTATTTTAACTTTGGCAAATTCAGGTGTGGCTGCTGGATCTTATGCTTCAACAATTCAGATTCCGCAGATTTCAGTAAATGCTGCAGGTCAAATTACCGCAATTTCTCAACAAACCATTCGTTCTGCAAGTACAAGCCAAAATGGGATTGTTCAACTTAACGACACATTAACAAGTACAGCAATAGATCAGGCATTAACAGCGAATCAGGGAAAAACACTCAACGATAAACTAAACGCATTAACTGACTATAGTTTGCTTGATAAATTTACCCTCGATTTAACTGCCCTTAACAAAGATACCTACTATCCTGTCACCACTACGATCACGGGCAAACGACGAGTTAGATTTATAATTGATACTCTCTTTTCTTCGTATCAAGCACCGTGGTCTACACATGGCGGTGGTTCATTTTCAGTGTTTGCAGATTGGAATGAGTATCCAGATGCCTGGGGTGGAGATACTGTAGATCGCAATATTAACTCATTCGGATATCTTTGGAGTTCACAATCTCCCATCCTTGGTATAAATCAAATGGGAGCTAGTTCAAATGCGGTATTCTATGCGCGTGGTGGAACAAAATATGATGTTTACGTGGCCAAAGGCTGCACCCCAATTATTCGAACGGCTTCGTATTCAGTAAATGGTGAAACGGTTCAACCGATTGCATATAACGCGGACTATGTACCTATATCCATTCGACAACAGTTGAGTGCAGATAAACTTGATAAAACAGCAACAGCGGTTGCAGCAAAAAAACTTGCAACTGAACAAACATCTTTCACCAATGATTCAGATTTTATTCAGTATTACAAAGATAAATCGACGGCATTTTTTGATAATGGTAGCGGTAAATTTTTCGCGCAGTATGCGGCTGGCTTAGTTTCATCTCAGATGGATGGTGGAACATTTATTATTTCAACTGACATTCTCACGGGTAAAGCAAAACTGATCAGTTGTGTTGTAAGAGCAAACGGAACAATTGATTATCTGAATAAAAAAGAATTTGCTTTTACAGATTCAGACATATCAGGAAATTCCGCAAGTTCGACCAAACTTAAAAATACTCGGAAAATTTTTGGTCTTGATTTTGATGGAACCAATGATGTTGCAGGCAACATAACTACGACAACGGGTATGGTTGCTTCCGATTCATATCATTACATTGATATGGGTCGTTATGGTGTTGATCGAATGAATCTTGCAGTTTATGGGGGAATATTCAATTTCATCAATGCAGAAAACGGCAATGTCATAGCTCGATTAAATTCCAATGGTATTGACTGCAATGCTGCAACCGCAACCAAACTTCAAAACCAAAGAACAATCAATGGTGTTGCTTTTGACGGCACACAAGACATTACCATTACTGCTGAACAACGCTTAAATGGCGGTATCGGAAACGAATCACAACTGAATGCAGCCTTAACAGCAGGCATATATGTCTGTTCATCCAATAATGGATTGGCTGGAATATACGGCTATGGATTTTTACAAGTCTATAGATCTGGGGGTGTGATATCGCAAGTGTATTATCCGCATTTTACAGGCGGTAGTAATGAAGTCTTTTTTGCTGTTCGGCAATCATGGGATAGTGGTCAATCATGGGGTGGTTGGTATTATTCTGGAAAAAATGCAGATTCTGCATCGAAATTAAAGACAGCTCGAAACATCGCTATAACTGGCGCAGTTTCTGGCTCTGCTAACTTTGATGGTTCGGGAAATATTACGATTAATACGACCTCAAATAATGCGATTGGTGTGGGACAAAGCTGGTCAGACGTTACTTCAAGCCGTTCCTCAAATACAACATATACGAATACGACAGGTAAGCCGATTCAAATTATGGTCCTAACCCCGAGTTGGAATAACGCAGGATCTTTCGATTTACTCGTAGACGGTATTACAGTCATGTCAATTGGTAACCAAGATGGTTATAACCAATCAAAACCTACTTCTGTACTTATTCCCAACGGATCTACATATAGAGTAAATGGCAGTTTTCAAAAATGGAGTGAATTACGATGAAATATTTTAGAAATCAAAACACTGGCGAAGTATTTGCATTTGAAGCAGATTTAATTGAAATGACGACTGAAGAAATTGATCGCCATCTTAATCCACAAAACTATCTTTCTGATGAAGAAAAAGAACAGTTGCGACTTGCTGAATTTAAGCCTCTTACAAGACGCCAATTTAAGCTTGCGCTCCTTCAGTATGAGTTGTTAGAAAAGGTAGAACAATCTATAGCAGCCATTGAAGATCCAGCGCTAAAAACACGAGTTCAGATTGAATATAACGAATCAGAAAAGTTTGAGCGTGCAAATGATTCAGTCAAATATATGCTTACTCTTTTAGATATTTCTAATGATGAAATCGATGAAATGTGGCGCTATGCAATGACACTTTAAAGTAGGGGATTAAGTTCATTTGTATATAACTGATATACAAACCTTACAACATGACTTAAAAACTTCAATTTGTAAGCCTGTGATCTGAAAACTAACCAGATTACAGGCTATTTTTATGGCTCAAGATTATCACCATGGTGTCCGAGTTTTAGAACTCAATGATGGCACCAGACCAATACGAACAGTATCAAGTTCCGTCGTTGGTATGGTATGTACTGCATCCGATGCAGATGCAACCAAATTTCCTTTAAATACACCCGTATTACTTACAAATGTTCAAGCTGCTTTAGACAAAGCAGGGGATCAGGGAACATTAGCACGCTCACTTCAAGCGATTGCTGATCAAACTAATCCTGCCACCGTAGTTGTACGTGTAGAACAGAAAGCTGATGCTGCAGAACAAACGTCCGCAATCATTGGCGGTTCAGTCAACGGTAAATATACGGGTATGAACGCCTTGCTTGCAGCTGAAGCACAGCTAGGCGTAAAACCACGAATTTTAGGTATTCCCGGTCTTGATACCTCTCCAGTATCCGTTGCATTAATCGCTTTGGCTCAAAAGCTACGTGGGTTCGCTTATGTCTCTGCAAATGGCTGTGAAACCAAAGAAGAAGCTCAAGCATACCGCCAAACTTTTGGTGCACGTGAAGCGATGGTGCTATGGCCAGACTTTCTTGGCTTTGATACTGCGACAAATTCTTTATCAACTTTTGATGCAACTGCTCGAGCACTTGGCTTACGTGCAAAAATTGATAATGAAACAGGTTGGCATAAAACACTGTCTAACGTTGCAGTTAATGGTGTGACAGGCATTAGTAAAGATGTCTATTGGCAGTTGCAAGATCCCGACACTGATGCAGGCTATCTCAACCAGAATGACATCACCACTCTAATCCAGCGCGATGGTTTCCGCTTTTGGGGTTCACGAACTTGTTCTGAGGATCCTTTATTCGCATTTGAAAACTATACGCGAACTGCACAAATCCTTGCCGATACTATGGCCGAAGGGCATATGTGGGCTGCTGATTTAGCACTTACACCAGGTCTCGCCCGAGATATTGTCGAAGGCATTAATGCAAAAATGCGTGAAATGACTCAAAGCAATTATTTGCTGGGCGGTGAATGTTGGTTAGATCCTGCCATTAATACAAAAGAAGTCATTAAGTCAGGCAAGTTTTACATCGACTATGACTACACACCAGTTCCACCACTTGAAAACCTAGTATTACGCCAACGAATTACAGACCGTTACCTGGTCGACTTTGCGTCACGTGTAACAGCAGGATAAGGACTAGATCATGGCTCTACCAAGTAAATTAAAACTCTCAAACTTATATAACGAAGGTAATTCATATCTTGGCCAAACTGGTGAAGTCACGTTACCGAAGCTAACCCGCAAACTCGAAAATTGGCGCGGTGGTGGCTTAAACGGCAATATCAAATGGGATGCAGGCCTTGCAGATGATGCAAACGAGATGACATGGAAACTCGGTGGTATCGATAAGCTCATCTTAAAACAATGGGGTGCAGCCACTATTGGTGCAATTGGTTTACGTTTTGCTGGCTCATATCAGCGTGAAGATACAGGTGAAGATATTGCGGTCGAAATCGTAATGCGTGGACGTCATGAGGAAATTGATTTCGGTAATGCGAAAGCTGGTGACGATACTGAAACCACAGTAAAGACTATTTGGTCTTACTACAAGCTATCTATCGATGGCGAAGTCATTATCGAGATTGATATTCCTGGTGTTAAAGAAATCGTCAATGGTGTCGACATGCTCGAAAAACACCGTGCCAATTTAGGTTTAGCATAAGTTTCCATCCCTCTGCTCATACATCATGGGCAGAGTTTTTTTTAATTTTTTTTGGAGTAACAACATGAAAACTTTAGAGCAAGTAGAAAACACTGCAATTATTAACCCTGATATTCAAACAGTAGATTTAGAAAAACCTTTAATGATGGGTAGCTTAGAAATTCCTTCATTAGAGATCCGTAAGCCTAATGTCCAAGCATTACAGGGTGTAAAAATCGCAGATCTTCTACAAGGTGATGTAACTGCGGCTTGTACTGTTCTTCCACGTATTTGTTCACCCGAACTCACAAAAACTCAGATTAACCAACTTGAGCCAGCGGATCTCGCTCAAATCTGCGGAGCAATTATTCTTTTTTTGCAACCGAAGTCAGCGCGTGTTCAAGTATTACGCCAACAGTAGATGATGCGATGGCTAATATTGCGGTGGTTTTTCACTGGCCACCGCAAGCTTATGTAGATATGTCACTTTATCAACTGATGCAATGGCATCAAAAAGCCATTGATCGCAATGGAAACGATGCCACATGAAACCTTTAAAACTCGAAGTCCTTTTTGGATCTAGAGACAACTTAAGTCCCGCACTTAAACTCATCATTGGCAGTAGTAATGCTGCTGCCAATGCATTAAAAAATGCACGTGATGAAGTAAAAAGACTCAATGAACAGCAAAAGCAAGTTGATGGGTTTGTTAAACAGAAAAAAGCGACTGAAGATAGTGCTAAGGCTTTAAAAGATGTGCAGGAGCGCATTAAATCTTTACGCCAAGAAATGACGACCAATCCTTCAGATAAAATTAGCAAAGATTTTGATAAGGCTACAAAAGAAGCGAAAAAGCTCAAAGATGCACATTCACAAAATCAAGCCAAGCTTCAAGAGTTGCGTAATGAATTAAAACAAACAGGGATTTCTACTAATAATTTAGCTGATCATCAGTCGGAATTATCTAGAAAAATTACAACTGCCAACGCATCGATCGATAATCAAAAAAAGAAGCTGGACAGCCTAAATCGCATCCAAAAATCACATAGCAATATATCTGGCAATGTACGAACTGCAGCTTTATATGGAGCGGGTATGACTGCAACAGGTGCAGCTGCCCTTTATCAGATGCGTAAACCAATTGATGAATCAAAGCGTGTCGATGTTGAAGAAAACAGAATTGCTTCACTAGGCTTTGGCAAAAAGTCTACTGAAGAAGCAATCCAATACGCTAAGGCCATGAAAACTTTTGGTACCAGTACATTAGACAATTTAACCTTGGTCCGTGATGGTGTAACGGCTTTCGGTGATGTTCACCATGCACAATGGGTTGCTCCAACATTGGCCAAAATGAAATTTGCAAATGAAGCTATGTATGGCGACCACGGTGTAGAAAATGAAAAAAAATTCATGGATATGCTTAAAGTCATTGAAATGCGTAATGGTTTAAAGAGCAAAGAATCATTTCAGGAACAAGCAAATATCATCCAGCAAGTGATTACAGCTACAGGTGGACGTGTACAGGCTGAAGAGTGGCTTAACGTAATCAAAACAGGTGGTATTGCTGCAAAAGGCATGGATAACAAAGCGTTCTATTACAAAATGGAGCCTTTAGTACAAGAAATGGGTGGCCATCGTGTTGGTACGTCCATGATGTCTGCTTATCAGAATTTATACCAGGGCAGAACAACACAACGAGCAGCTGCCAATCTCGATAAATTTGGTTTAATCGGGGACTATTCAAAAGTTAAGCATAATAAGACTGGGGATTTATCTTATTTAGATATCGGCGCAATTAAAGGTGCTGATTTGTTTAAAAAAGATCAGTTTGCATGGATGGAGCAGGTTTTAGTACCAGCATTAAATGCAAAGGGTATAACAAAAGAAAGTGATGTCATTGATGCGATCGGCAGCGTCTTCAGTAACCGTACTGCGTCAAACCTTTTTGCACAGATGTATATGCAACGTGATCAGATCCATAAAAATGCAAAACTGAATGAAGGTGCCTTCAATATCGATCAATTGAGTACCCAAGCCCAGGGAACAACATCGGGTAAAGAATTAGAAGCTAGGGCAAAACTTAACAATGCATATTTACAGTTTGGCCAGACTATTTTACCGATCTATACGCAAGCACTTGTTTTGGCATCAAGTGCTTTGCAGAGTTTTACTGGATGGATGCAACAGAACCCGACATTAGCAAAAGCATTAGGCACTGGCCTGTTATTGATAGCTGGTGGTTTAGTCGCTATTGGTGGCTTACTTCTAGTTTTCTCACCACTCATTTTAAGCATGTTAAGTTTGCGACTTATGATGGCGACATTGGGTGTGCAAGGAGGGCTCTTAACTAGACTATTTAGTGGACTAGGCACTTCATCTATAGCATTAACTACCCGATTCTCATCAGTGATATCTAAAGTTTCTGCATTATCTGGTGTTTTAAGAACTAGCTTAACTACAGCTTGGTTAGCGAGTAGTCCAAAGGGCTTTATTTCAAGTCTCAGACAATTACCTAGTGTCATGAAAATAGCAATAACAAATGCTTGGATGATGACAAAAACATTTGGAGCCGGTTTATATACATCATTTGTCAACGCAGCACGTGGAGTATGGGCATTTGCAACAGCTCTAACTACAAATGCAGTTGTTGCCTTAAGGAATTATGTTTTTGCAGCTTCTATAGCGATCAGAACCAATGGATTACTCGGAGCATCTAAAATATTGCTCAGAAATGCAGTATTAGGTTTATGGTCTGTTTTAAGTGGTGGAGCCGTTGGTATGTTTGCTGCTTTAGCAACAGGTGCACGAGTTGCTGCTCAAAGTGTATTATTTTTAAGTCGTGCACTGCTTATGAACCCAATTGGCTTAATTATTACGGGTATAGCAGGCGCTGCATTTCTTATTTATAAATACTGGCAACCGATCAAAGCTTTTTTTCAAGGATTTTGGCAAGGTCTAACAGAAGGCATAGCACCTTTAAGTGCAGCTTTTGCTCCATTATTTCAAACATTAGGATCCGCATTAGCTCCCTTAAAACCTGTCTGGGATTGGCTCATTAACTCATTTAAGACAGCATGGCAATGGGTAAGCCAGTTGTTTCAACCATTTCAAGCCACAAAACAACAGCTCGATAGTGCCACAAATAGTGGGAAGGCTTTTGGCTTATGGCTTGCAGGTTTGGTAAATACTGTAGCTGGGCTAGTAGGTAAGTTCTTCAATTTTGGGGCAAATATCATCGATGGTTTAATCAATGGTATTAAGTCAGGCTTTGCAAAACTAAAAACTGTCTGGAGTGAAGTCACCAGTTACGTTCCAAGCTTTTTTACAAAAAAAATGGACATCCATTCTCCATCCCGTGTGATGGCCGAATTGGGTGGGCACGTTGTTGGTGGTATTGGCATGGGTTTAACTCAAGCCTTTCCAGAGTTAAAGAACAAATACAATCAAGTTCTCAATTTGTTCACCAATAAAACTCAATCACCCACTATGGATCAGATTGATATTGCTGCTCCCGTTATTTCAAAAATTCAAACAGCACCAAATTTAACTTCAAGTCGTCAGTCTTCATTGGCTGTGGCTGGAGACACTTACACGATTCATATTCATGCTGCACCAGGACAAATAGTTCAAGATCTTGAACGTCAAATTGAACAAGTAATTAATCGATTACAACGCGATAAATTGTCACGTGTACGCACAATCATGGCAGATCAGGAGTAAATCACATGATGATGATATTGGGCATGTTCCCGTTTAGCATCCCGACTGCGGTTTACCAGCAGTTACAGCGTAGTACCAACTGGCGGCATCCGAGTAATTCGCGTGTTGGTGAAATGCCAGCCTATCAGTTTGTGGGTAGGGGGGAAGATACAATTACCTTAGAAGGAAGTATTGTGCCGGAGTTTGGTTCTCAGATGAGTATTACTGCTTTACGTACCATGGGTGATACAGGTAAAAATTTTCCGCTTATTGCTGGAACAGGTAAAGTTTTTGGGCTTTATCACATTGATGATTTGCAAGAAACACAAACTTACTTTTTTACAGATGGTACTCCTCGAAAAATTGAGTTTAGTTTAAAGCTGACACAAGGACAGAAGCCAGGAACTCTAATCGGTAATGCTGCAGGTAAATTGATAGGCTTATTATGACCCTTATTTCCGCAATAAATTCAGTTGTTGATGATGTACTGCAGGCGAGTTCTGTTCCTATTTATAAACTTGTTGTTGATGGCGTAGATATCTCATCAAAGGTCAACAATCGCTTAGGGCAAATGCGTATTGAAAACAAACGTGGTTTTGAGGTTGATACGCTTGATTTAACATTGTCCGATCATGATGGATTACTTGAAATCCCAAGTAAGGGTGCGGTCATACAAGCATGGCTTGGTTGGCAGCATTCTGGACTTGTTTATAAAGGTAGCTACATCGTTAAAGAAGTTGAGCATGGCGGAGCACCGGATACACTTCGGATCCGTGCTACCAGCGCAGATATGAAAAAATCTTTAAAGCAAAAAAAGGAACGTAGCTTTGATGATATTGCTTTGGGGGATCTGATTAGAAAGATTGCAATCGAACATGATCTTAATGACCAAGTATCTGAAGAACTGGCCAAACATAAAATTATTCATATCGATCAAAATGAATCAGATGCAAATTTACTGACTCGTTTAGCAGATGAGCACGATGCTATAGCTACCATCAAAAACGGTACATTACTCTTTATGCCAAAAGGCCAGAGTCAGACCATTTCTGGCCAAGATTTACCAACTTACCTTTTGACCAGGACAAAGGGCGATGAACATCGTTATAGCTATAGTGATGGGGGGGAAGAAGTCACTGCAATTCGAGCTTTTTATTATGATGATAAGCTGGCCAAAAAACTTGAAGTCATTGTAGGTGATCAATCTAACCAGAATATAAAAGAACTACGGCATATCCATCGTGATAAACAAACCGCGACTTTGGCTGCTAGAGCCAAACTCAACCACTTTAAACGTACAGCAGAAACACTCAGTTATAAACTGGCCAGAGGAATACCAGATCTTGTCCCGGAACAAACTTTCTTGTTTATTGGAATCAAAGAGCAGATTGACGAAATTTACTGGCTTGGAACAACGATCACAGACACACTGGACAGTTCAGGTGGATATACAACTGATCTTCAACTTGAAGTTTTTTTCCCAGATGCAGACGATGTATCTGAACTATTTGAAGACCAATTTGTTTCCGAGAAAGATAAAAAATGGACTGGTGTTGTGGTTTATTATCAAGAAGGGGATAAGGCTGTAAAACTGACGAAAGGTGATCAATCAAACCCTAAGCACTTTTCATATCTTTATTTAACTAAAGCTGGAGCACAGCAACGCCTAGATCGTGAATATGCGCTATTGGATCTCGAGACTGGTAAATTTACAGCGCATAATGAGTTAGACCAGAAGGCTTACACAGGTTTAAAAACACAATACACAATCGGCCAAAACAAAAGCCCGAGATATTGGGTAACCTTGGGGGATCAAACTAATCCAAAAGTCATTGATCGTGTATTTCCAAGTAAAGTGGCTGCTGAAAAACGATTAAAGCGTGAATTACCACGCCTTAATGCTAAGAAAGATATGCTTGAACAAGTCAAAACAGATCAAAAGTTATAAATGATCAACTCATTGCCATTGTGGTCTTCATGAGCTGCTTTAGAGTTCACTGACCAACGGATTTTACGATGTGTCATTTGATAGTCCTTAAACAGTTCTCTCACTTCAGGCACATCGTTCAGGCTTAAAATGAACTTTCCTTTAATCTTATCTAGTTTGTCTTTTAGAGTATAAAAATCCTCTTTAGACCAAATGCCTTTACCATAAACATTTTCGCAATCCCAATAGGGAGGATCCAGATAAAATAATGTGTCAGGACCATCCAAGCGATTGATGACATAATCATAAGAGCGATTTTCAATGACTACATCTTGCAAACGTTCATGAATAGAAACTAAATGTTCCCGTAGACGTTCGCCCAGACGCATGCGGTTCGTTCTATCTTTAGAATAGGTAAAAGAGCCATCTAATTGGCAACCAAAGGCAGAGCGTAGTAAATAATAAAATTTCACTGCTCTTTGAATATCAGTAAGACCAGATTGGTCACGTTTAAAATCGTCAAATTGAGTACGTGAAAATAACAATAATTCAAATTCAGTTAAAAACGCATCAAAGTGAAATTTTAATATGCGATACAGGTTAATCAGATCGTCATTAATGTCATTAATAACTTCTACAGTAGAAGGGGTTTTTTTAAATAGAACCCATCCTGCTCCGCCGAAGACTTCAACATATGTTTTATGTTCTGGAAGCATATCAATGATTGTTCTAGCTAGTTGTGATTTACCACCGAGCCAACCACTGAAACTATGTCCACTAGGATTGTATTGTGGTGAGAGGTTTTGTGTCATGAATCTTACCTGGTGTTTGATGCTCTGGGCATTCAGGTAAGGCACTCAAGGTGCTCTGGAATGTGTTTAGGGTTTTACAACGAGGGCATTTAATTTCGATTTGATTAAAGCCATCTGTTCTAGCCAATAATTTAAAACAACATTGGCATTTTAAATTTTGCATATATTTTTCTGCATTAGAAAAACTGACTAAATACTATAAAAAATATAGAAAAAGAACAAATATTTGTTCTTTTAATTTAAAATAAATATAAATATGTTCTTAAGGATTTGATAAATGATTGCACCCAATAACTACAACAAAATAAACAAAAACAATTCCCGTCCACAACTCGTTTGCCCACACTGTAAAGTTACTAATCTAAAAATTCGCTCAAGTGAGCAACGACACCCTTTACTGAAGGACGTTTGGCTAACATGTCCTAACTTATTTTGTGGTTTTACATGTGGTGGCCATATTGAAATAACTCATACCATTTCGCCGAGTGCAACGCCAGATCCTCAAATTCATATCCCTACTTTGTTAGAGCTGAAGTCAGCAAATGATGAAAATTGGGAAGAAAAAAATGACTAAATTTTTAACTGTAATATTTATAAGCCTAGTGTTTATAGGGTGTTCTTCATCTAATGATGCAATTAATGCATTAAAAGCAAATGGATTTACGGACATTCAAACTGATGGTCATGCTTTTTTTGCTTGTAGTAAAGACGATACATTTTCCACAAAATTTACAGCTAAAAATAAAGATGGCCAGAAAGTTAAAGGTGCTGTTTGCAGTGGTTGGCTGAAGGGAGCGACTATCCGTTATGATTAATGTCACACCAGACCATTCAATTGCACATGAAGCTTATGAAGCTTTAAAGAACCTTAAATGTGATTACGTAAATATCATTGCCCATACCTATCAAAAGACAGCACATGAAGAAGGTTTTTTTATTGCAGGCATTTATCCAAATTTTAATGAAGGGGGATTTAATCGCTTAGATTGGTTAGCTGAATATGAGCAGCTGCAGGAAAAAATTTAACTAGGGCCGATTTCTACAATTTGTAATTCTTCTAGTGGTCAATTTTTATATAATGTACAATCTATTGATCTAGATACTGAGTATAAAAGAAATTACTTATGTTAATTCAGCCACAAACCCAAATTGATAAACTATTGGGAGAGTTATCAAACTTACCAAAAGGTCGGGTATTGTCTGAATTTGCACTAGCTAGATTTCTAAATCAAGCTGATAAGCTTATTTCATTTGATGCTGCTCACGCTTGGCATGTAAAAGGCGTGGCAAATTATTACGCAAATGAAGTGGCAGAAATGATTCGCTGTTTTGATATAGCAATAAATTTATTACCTACAGACCGAACACTTCTAAATAACTATGCCGCATGTTTAATGAATCAAGGGCAACTTGAGGAGTTATACGAGCTTGTGAAATCACATATAGATTTTTATATAACAGATATCGATCTTATGCTGAAATTAAGTCGACTCGCTTTAGATAGATTCAATAAAAATTTTATAGATGAAATAAATCAGTTGTTTGATATGTATTCTGGATATCCGCATATCAATCAAATTCAGCAAGAGTTCTATTTAGAAATACAGAAAGTTGCATCAAAATTAGAGAATCTGAATATCTCATGGAATGATGCTCTTCAAGTTTCAAACCTAGCATTTCAGCTTATGTTTAATAACAAAGTAAGATCAAATTCTCTTGTTAGAATCAAAGCTTCAGATGATGAAATAGTAAATATTATTCCTTTATATACAGATATCGAAACCGTTTTTAAGTTAAATGATGAAATTTTTGACGAAATTTTTTCGAGAGGTTTAATTGATGTATGGAATAAATTTATGTGTATGTTTGTTGTTGCAAGTCATGATGCGATAGCTGCATAGAGGGTATAGATATTCAATGTCAGTTAAAGCACGAGATATATTTCAGCATGCTGAGTCTTTTTTTGATCCTAAAAATTGTGATGAAATTGTAGCTAGGATGCTGATAAATAGAGCATATTATGGTATTTATGGTTATGTTTTGAGTGAGGTAGAGAATCGTCTTTTCTATGATCTAGACAAATCAAATCCTAGTGTACATCAAGCCCTCATTAACACCTTTAAGTACAAAAAGTGTTCTTCAGTAGATCAACAAAAATTAGTTGCTAAAATTGCAACACAGTTGCGTCAGGCAAGATTATTAAGATCAAATGCTGATTATGAATTGCAATATCATATAACTCACAAAGATACTGAACAGGCTCTTTTATTGGGCAAACAAATTTTTGAAATGATTGAGTTACTTGATATTTAGACGTTCTCTTAAATTTTAATACGTTAATTAATCTAACAATGTACCAGAGGTTCTGTACTTAATGAGTTGGGCAGAAGCTCCACAGATGTGGCTGGCTGGATATAGAGAAAAACATGATCAAGATAGCTTAGATTTTAATTAAAAGTTGTCTACTTTGGAGGGGAATGTCCACCAAATCTTATTAAAATAAACCTCATTACGTAAGAAATTGATTTCTAATTCATTCCCATTGTAATCATAAAGATTGGTGACTTCTCCTTTCTTATTTATCTCTGCAAGCAAATTACAACCGTGCTCTATTTTTCTAGCTTCTAAAACCCTGATCATGACTTGCATATAATTTCCTATTTAACAGTTTTATAAAATTTTATCTCATATTCTTTAGCTTGTTCAGGCGTAAATTCTCTGTCCAAACGAAGTAAAAATAGTCCTTTTTTATACATGTATTGATTAGTCATTGGCATTGCCAAATGTACACTTTTTATATAGTTATAACGTCTATTTAAATCTGCTTGGTTTCTAAATTTTTCAATAGTCCCACCAACAAATTTTTCAGGCGGTATATCACTATCATAATAACCATCACTTTCAAACTTGGGGTCGACTTCAGGATCTGGCCATGAAACTTTTTCTATGTATTGATTAGGTCTACCTAATTGGTGATTCAAATCATTTTTTTCATCAAATGGATAGACGAACTCAACACCTTTAATTTTCATTCCAAAAACAACTTGAATAGCATCTTGTGCAGAACATACAGATGTTGCTAATAAAAAAAACAATCCCAAAAATAATTTATGCATTAATAAAACCTATTATTAAAAATTTTATAAAAGACAATAATCACGATTAACAAATCCTAGATTTTGCACTAGATATTTTCTTTAGATAAGGACTAAAAATTTGAGTTTTTACATGTAATCTACTCGAAGAATTTTCCAAACCACTCTGAGACTTTATTAAAATTTAAAACAAAGGTTGCAAATCCACCAATAAAAAAGATCGTTAGAATATTAACAAGAAAGTTTTTACCAACTTCACTAAACCACCACCCAGCTCCTTGTTTTTCTGTCATAAACCCATTGATTGTATTCACTTTTGTTTCAACTATTTCCAGTTGGGCTTTAACTTTTGAATCAAGTAGTGCTTGGTCTTCAAGGGCTGCTATTTCGGAACTTAATGCAACATTTAAAAGATTACTAACGACTATATTTGCTTGATCACGAAAACCTTTTAAAGAGGAGTCAAGTTCACATTGTGTGTGAAATGTTTCCCACTCTTGATCGTTTGGGTCTCGTTGATGGCGCGATTTTATTTGATTAATAAAATCTATCTTATGCTTTTTATAAATTGTATAGGCAACAATACTTTCAAGATTGTACCCCTGATCATTTTCAGTAAGCCTTTGAAATACCCAGCTATATTTAGGGTCAGGAGTTTGACTCATAACCCTTGCATAGCCTTATTGAAAGCTGCATTCACTGCTTCCATATCTGGTTTAAAGTTACGAACAACTTTTCGACCTTCAGCAGACAATGGGATATCTTCTGCTGTGATACCAGGATTATCACGCAGCATTTGATTAAGACGACGGACACTCTCCACAGTAAAGACGCGTTTACGTTTTTCCATACTGCACCTGATTAAATAAAAATAGTACATTGCTATATTGACATAACGATTCACTATCGGCAATATGGAAAAGCACAGCAAAATCTGTGTACAGGCCTAGGAAACCTGTTAATTTCTCAGAGAGCAGAAAAAATCCGCTCGCAGCGGCTTTTTTTTGCCTAAAATGTCAGATCGGCTATACTTCGTTATGGTAGATCGGCAGGGCAGCCTTGCGCTGGCCGTTTCTCTGAGTACGGTTTTCCTAGCCTTGTCGGTCTGCCACCATTACCCTAGGAAAGTAGTGGGGGTAGGTTTGCTAAAACTTACTCAGAGTATTCACCATGAAAAAATCTATTCATGTCATCGAGCACACGCCTATCTATGATTTAGAAGCGTTTAAACAACGCCAGAAAAAGCGCAAAATTCACCAATTATTCAAAAACGTTATCGACACATTCACGTTCTTATGTGCAGTCTTTATGACTTTTTCTATATTATTCATAGGGGGATAAGCTCATGACGACACTCGAATTACAAAATGCTGTATTCATTCAAAATGATCAAATCAAAACTGACAGTCTTAAAGTCGCTGAGATTTTTGGTAAACCCCATAAAGACGTATTACAAAAGATCAAAACCTTGGATTGTTCAGAGGAATTCACTGAGCGAAATTTTTCGCTCAGCGATTACTTAGATAAATCTGGACGTTCATTGCCCATGTATGAAATGACCAAAGATGGCTTTATCTTTCTGGCAATGGGATATACAGGTGCAAAAGCAGCTCAGATCAAAGAAGCCTACATAAAGGCTTTCAACCAAATGGCTGAGCTGCTCTTAAAACAGCGAAATCAATTGCAAACAATACAAATTGGCTCAGTTGTTCAATTACGCTCAGGTAGTCCAAATTTAACTGTAAATAATATTTTCGATGATATTGCTGAAGTGATCTGGTTTAGAGGAGGGCGTATTGTTCGCGAACATCTTCCGATTAGTTGCTTAAGTTTGGGGGAAAGCGATCAACTTGCACCAAATGTTGCAAGTTCACTTGAGTCATTTTGGTCAAACATGTACACACATGGTATTCACAACTTCAATCATAGCAATCGTACCGATCAAATTGCGATTAACCTCACACAAGTTCTAGACCTATTCCCCAATCTGTTTAAACGTCCAGATCTAATTCAGACCCTACCTCACAGTAAACCGCCATATCCTAAATATTTGGAACACAATATTGCAATTCAGAGTAGGTTGGAACGTAAAACGATTCGTTGTTGGATATTTACAAGTAGCCAACCTACCATGATTGATGTCGGTCGCTAAGGGGAATGATGATGAACGAAAATATTATTCCCTACGTGCCCATTGCACCACGGGTTCAGGCAACCAATGAAAAAAGCCGTTTACTTTGCGAACAATTATTTTTGCTCATAGACAGTGTGACCAGTAGTCAAATCCTTTTTAACCACCAGACTGATAAGGGATTCTTATCAATTTCCCCCGATCAAATTAATGATTTGATTGAAGAACTGTCAAAAACTAATCGTTCATTCAAAAAAATCGATATAAAGTTATTAAATTCGTCGCTAAAAGATCTTATTTATCCTAAGTTTAATGGAGAACACACCATTATTAGCCCGATCTGGAACAACACAGAGGTACGGGTTTGGCAATTTCAATTAAATCAAATTGCTAATGGGGTAAATATGGAACTTTTAGATAAAGATGCAGAATTGAACTTAGACATGGCTTTAAGTGCTTTACGCATTTGGCGTAATTCATTAGAAACTGGGTCTGAAAATAGAGATGTAATTTATAAAAGAAATGATCTAATTTACAAATTAATGGACTTAGAGCATCGATTGCAAATAGTCCAGCGAGAACTAGAGGAATAGATAAAAGGCCCACTGTAAAAGGTGGGCTTTTTTATGCATTGATCATTCTTTATTTTCGACTTCTTTCGCATAAACAGAACTTAAACGTAGTAAAGCTTCCTGAGCTTCAGGGCTAAGCTGTCTATATGCTTTTAATAACAAACTTTCTTCACTTGTAAGACCACTAAAGTCTGGATCAATGCCAAGCAATACATAACGGATATCTATTCCCTGTTTTTGTAGTTTTGCTAGGTAAACCCACTGATCTGGCACTTTGTTGCGGACATAGTTACCTAACGTATTTTCATGGGCATCGATACTGCGTGAAAGCGGTTTTGCTCTCAAATTTTTACGCTCCAGCTCTTCTGTGAACCTTTGTGTAATCTCTACAGCCAAATTTTCGGACATATATTTCACCGATATATATTGAAAGACTAAATATTTATGCTATAGTGATTCGTAGCACATCACTATAACCGTAGGATACTGTATGAGTACAGAAACTTCACCTTCTAATCGTTCCCGATCAAAAAAGATCAGTGGTGGACGTATTCCATGCATTGTCTATCTACCAAAAGAGGAAGTTAAGGCAATCGATCAAGAAGTAGAGGAAACCGATTCCAGTCGCTCAAGTGTCATCGCAAGAATTTATTACTTGGGTAAAAAGCAAACTCCAAACAATGAGGACCAAAACCAATGAGTTTGAAGAAACAAAAACGGGATAACCGTTACAACGTCAATCTGACTAATGATGAGTCTGATCTTTTTAAAATTGTCTCACGGCTTACTGGTGTTAATCCTGGTGTAATCATGCGCCAGCTTGTAATGAAACAGGCATTAGCATTGCTAATTGCAGAAGACATTCAAGATAACTTTAGCTTAGACAGTTACTTAAAAAAAGGCGCATCAGATCACCTTTCTAGGAGCTGAATTGATGCCCACACAAGAAATCGCTCTTTCGGATAAAGAGAAGGAAATTGTACAGGAAGTGCAAAAGGCCCTAGGTCTACCAACTATTGAAGAAACCATTGAGTACCTTGCCAGAGAAAGGATCCAAGAATTACTTGGAAAATTAGCAGGGCAGGAACTTAGAAAAACCAATCGGCATTTATTTTAAGGCAGTTTATTGAAAATGATGTTTCCAGAAACCAAAGCTTTAGTAGTAGAGAAGTTAAAAGATGTCTACGGCTTCAAAGTTAAGGGCAACGATAAATTGCGTGGTAGATGCCCAGACTGCAACCACAAGGAAGCATCAGCTTGGGTATATCCTGAGGAACCGTGGGTAGTTTTCTGCCCACGTAAAAACGAATGTGGTAAAGAAAACCACATTCGTGATTTATTCCCTGAGTTATTTGAAAAATGGGAAAAACGATTTGAACCCACTCCAGAAGACCCAAACAAAACTGTAAATGCTTATCTTGTTGAAGGTCGTGGATTCCCTCTAGAACCATTAAAGGGTCTATACACACAAGAAAGTATTACCCGTTATAAGCCTAAGAAAACCACTTCTATTACATTAAGGTTCCCAATCACAGATGAAGAAGGGAATCCAGGATGGTGGCAGCGCGTTCTAGATGAACAAGGCGTTTTGCCAAAAACCACATTTAAAGAAGAATGGTCTTCAGCTGGCCACGCTTGGATGACTCCAAACACAAACTACATCGAGTCAAAAGAGATCTGGATTACTGAAGGTATCTTTGACACGATCGCTCTTTGGTTATCAGGCATTACTAGCTTTTCAGCTTTATCTGCTGGAAATTACCCTAAAATTTTCCTCAATCACATTGCAATGAAATGTGCTGAACAAGAGCTGCCATTACCAAAGCTTGTGTGGGCATATGACAACGATAATGCTGGGCATGAGGGTATAAGAAAAAACATAGCCTTAGCTGAAGAACTCGGCTTCGAGTCTGAAGCTGCACTTCCTCCTAGTGGGCGTAAAAAAACAGACTGGAATGACCTTTATAAACAAGATCGTCTCAAGTTTTCAGATTTAGAAACTTATAAATATTACGGTTCTTTATTAATCGCTGAGAAACCTGTGGATAAAGGCATACTTATCTACAAGCGCTATGGTACCAAGTCATTTCCTTTCGATTTCAATAACTGCATCTATTGGTTCAAATTAAACATGGATAAATACGATGACTACATGAAAGGCATCGATTTTGAACCAAATGATAATGAGGATTGGGCACAAGAGGAAAAAGACCAAGCTACATCAGAACGTCGTGAAGCAGCCATTCAGCATGCTGCAGATGTAGAAATTATGATGGAATGCCGACCACATGGCCTTTATTACCAGTATCAAAAAGAAATAGATGAAGCAGATTATTACTTTCAAATAGATTTTCCACGCGGTGCGAAAACTATTAAGAACACGTTTAGCCCTTCACATATTTCTTCAGCACCAGAGTTTGGTAAACGACTTCTACATGTTGCACCTGGTGTTTTTTATGAAGGTAACAGTAAACAACTACTCGCTTTTTTAAAGCGTGAGCTCAAGGATATTAAACGTGTTCAGCTTATTGATTATGTGGGATATCACGCAGAACAAAAGACCTATATTTTAGGTGAATTGGCTTACCAAAGTGGCAAGCAATATACGATCAATAAAGAAGATTATTTTGAACTTCCACGCCATACCAACCTAAAGTGTAATGCTCCATTTGCATTGGAAATAAATAAGAGCCAAGAGGAGTATCAACAGCGCTGGGTTACAGACTTCATTGACGCTTATGGCGTTAAAGGTTTAATCGGGTTAACAGCATTTTTTGGATCTTTATACGCTCAGCAGATCCGCAAAACACATAAGTCATTTCCATTCGTTGAACTAGGTGGTGAACCCGGTACAGGTAAATCAACTTTGATTACTTTCCTATGGAAGTTGTTTGGAAGGGTAAACTATGAGGGTTTAGATCCTACTAAAACATCCAAAGCGGGTTTAATCCGTACTTTACGCCAAGTATCCAACCTTCCAGTCGTATTTATTGAATCAGATCGCCAAGGTGAAAATTCATCTAAGCAGTTCAACTGGGATATGTGCAAAACCATGTACGACGGTGGCTCATTAGGTGCCATGGGTGTAAAGGCAGGTGGTAATACAACATACGAACCACTGTTTATGGGCACTTTAATTATTAGCCAGAATGCTGAAGTACTAGCATCTGAAGCGATTATGGGCCGTATTGTCCATGTTCATTTTTATAAAGATCAGTTAAGTAAAGCCAGTCTCCACGCCTCACGCAACTTATCAAAATATGAACCTGAGAATGTTAGCCAATTCATTCTGCAATGTTTAAGCAAAGAAAAAGACATTTTAGATGCCTTCAATATTGGCTATGAAAAATATGATGCGATGTTGCACCAGGAACAATACAACATCCAAAGCTCTCGTATTGTTCACAACCATGCCCAGCTTATGTCTCTATTTGATGCGATGTGCCGTCATGTAATTGAAGTGCCGGCACAAGTACAAAAACAGGTGACTGAAGAATTTATCAAGATGGCTCAGAGCCGTGACAAAGTCCTCAAGTCAGATCCAGTTATTGTTCAGAACTTCTGGAACACGATTGAAGAAATGGAAGACTCCATACGAAAAGTTGAACATGCAGATAGCGTCGTAAACCACTCGGCTAAGTCAGACATTATGGCCATCAATTTTGCTCATTTATATAAGGTCGCAGCGGATTATCGATACGCATTACCTGAAGTGAATGAATTGCAAAATGCATTACGTCACAGCCTTCATTACCGCTTTGTTGAAGCAAATAAAGCCATACAAAGCAAAATTACCAACTCAACAAAACGATGTTGGATCTTTGAAAAACCAACTTCACAACGGGATCAAACCCACTTTTAACGAAAGGAAAAACACTATGTTTAAGTTAAATATTTCAACACAAGCGTGTATGCAAGCTTCACTGCCGATTTCTTTAGATGTTGCAGAATATCTAAAAACTCGTTTGCAAAAAGAGGAAGTTAAACGCGACGAACTTCTTAAAACAATTGGTTATCCAGTTGGAGTGGGTTCAAATTCTGGTTCATTTTTAGATAGTGTTTATAACTTTGCTAACGCAATTTTAAAGGACTCAAATGCTGAGGTTTTCAAAGTCCAAATTGAAGCTATTCCTGCTCACCAAAAATTAAATGTTTTTAAAGGGAAAGATGAAAAGCCAAAAGAGGATTGTCCAGTCGTTGTGTTTTTTGCCAATCAAACTATTGAAGCAGATGTTGTTTATTGCAAAGCATGTAAAGCATGGCATACACGAAAAGGGAACCTTAATGAAGATCGCATTCACCAATGGGTATATGCAGACGATTTCTACAACTTATTGAAGTTTCCTGAATTCCCTCAAGCCAAAACCAATAAAGAAGAAGTTCCAGAGCAATTAGTAAAACTTCTTTTACTTAAAGCCATTTTTGGTGCAGCTACGTCTTCAAATGATCGTAGCCACATTAAATTTCACTAATTTTTATGAGCACACATACAGAAGCGGCCACTTCTGTATGTGCCACACAATCACCGGAGAGCAATTATGCAAAACGATTCTAACGTAGAAACCACTCAAGCGGAAATCAAACCATTTCCACGTCAACTAATCAGCGACATGTGGGATTCAAATGTCACTTTTGACACTATCCTTCATATTCCTACTCTTTTGGCATCTAGTTCAGAACAGGTATCTGATAAATTCCAAGAGTTTCTTGATGATGCCTATGAAGAATGGCAAAGCTCCCTACTACTTGAGCAATGTCCAGCTCTTAAATCAACATTAAAGGAAATACGTGAAAATAATGACATAAAACATTATGCAGGCGAAGTATTGCAAGACTTTCACCGTGCTTGCGGTGATTTTGAATTCTTAATTGAGATTGAAATCAGAATACCTTTTAACTTCCGATTTGATAAAGATGGTAAATATCAATCAAACAGTTTAGGTGATTATTTCCGTGTGCAATGGATCTTGGCAAAAAACATGGTTGATGCTGCTCAAATTGCGATAAAAATTGCTGAAGAACTTCACTCAGTAGAAGAAGCCAAAGCTCGTAAAGAACAAGGCTTGGAGGCTCAATCATGAAATATTCAGTCGATCCAAAGTTCAAAGAATATTACATAGAATTAGTAGGCGAAGAAAATGCAGATTTCACAGTAGATAAAAATGGTTTGCTTGAAGATCGTGATGCATTTTTGGCGCATGCATGCTGGGAATACAAAGAAAATCAATTAAAGGCCTATCAGGAGCAGATAGAAAATTTAAAGCTTCAAAATGACTGCATGATTGATCAAACATGGTTCATGAAAGGCACACCTGTAGCAAATCTTATTAAACATGCTGAAGGTGTTTATAAAGCTGAAGTGGCAGCGCAGAACTCCAAAATCAAATTTGGCACTGATGATAATGAACATTGGTTTGCTTATGAGGTTCCATTCTTTGGAACTGTTCAAATCGACCGTATCGAAGAGCACCGTTTAGTTGAGTGGGATATCCATTTTAATGAATGTTGGCAAGGGCCCTTTAACTCTAAGCAACAATGCATTCAGCACTTAGAAGAATGTATTGCTGAAAAACGTCAAGAAGTTAAGGAGGGATAACCATGTCTACAAAAAAATACCAGGTACGTATTCGTAAAGATTTATCAAATAGCCCAATTCAACAAAAAGCAGCTTCATTGCTTGGGGCTTGTGCTGTTTCAGAAATCAGAACTTTGATTGGAAACTTTGAAAGTCTTAAAGATGCATTTGAAAAAATGGCAACTGTTAAACGTCTAGAAGAATACGAAATTATTTCGATCATCCTAATTGATACAGATAATAGCGAACAGCTTGGCGAAGATTTTGATTGGGAGAATGAAAGCCATGTCTAAATATCATTGCAAGTGTGGTGGCCTAAAACTTCCTGATTTTGAATCTTACAAAGTAGGTGATGAAGTCAACTTCATGATCCAAAAAAGAGAAGGTGTGTATCAGGGGAAAATTGCCGTTAGTCAAAAAGCACATAACGGCACAATCACTGAAATTAAAGGTGATGAAATCACCGTTAAAACTCATGTAAGAACCTATGTTCTATACAGATATGAAATGACTCCAAAGGAAGCACCAGGACCAATTGATTATTTTCGGATTGGTCAATGCCGATGTGAGCTTGATAAACAAGGTAAAGTAGGGAAAACACATGCAGTTCAACCTTAAAAATGCAATGTTTTTCAATCTGATTTTCTCAATTTTGGTGAGCACATCAATACTGGTCTTTGGAGAATATTAATGACAGCACTAATTTTTGATACTGAAACCCATAAACTGCATGGCGATATCATTGAAGCAGCTGCTATTGAAGTCATTTTTCCCAGCTTCAGAACTGATATTCCAATCATGCAAACGATGTTTGATTTCACTAAACGTTATAAGCCAAGTGAACCAATTTCTATAGCTGCAATGGCTGTGCACCACATTGTTGATGAGGATCTTGAGAAATGCCCATCTTTTACGAAGTTCCAACTTCCAAAAGATGATGTTCAATACTTAATCGGCCATAACATTGATTATGATATTGCTGCAATAAACCGTGCCGGTGTTGTGACTAAAGGTATTAAGGCGATCTGTACATTGGCAATGGCCAGATCCTTATGGCCAACATTGGAATCACATAACCTTTCTGCGCTTGCGTACCAAATTAGCAATAATCGTAAGTCGACTCGTCGTGGTTTGCGGAACTCTCATTCAGCTTTAAACGATTGCAAAACTACATATTCACTTTTGCTTGAGATTGTGCGAACTAAAGGCATTAAATCCTTTGAAGAGCTGTATGAGTTTTCAGAACAGGCAAGATACCCAACCCATATTTTTTACGGTAAATATAAAGGTTGGGCAATCAAGGATATGGATGACAGAGATATTCATTGGTTAATGAACAAAACTCTTGATGGATATCTCCATATGGCTCTCGAAAATGAACTACTTTCTAGAAATAGTATAGACGAAGAAGACGAGTTGCCTTTCATTTAACTGCGCACCTCTTATGCACCCCCGTTCGGGGGTGCATTCCTCTAAAATCTCTCTAAATATTTTTATAGAATACTTAAATGTAGGTCGAATAATGTCTGCAGGGCTAGAAATACGTGGGAAATCGTTGCGAATTTGGATGCGACCGATCGCCACAGAATCAATTATTAAAGAAACGTTAGACTGGGACTTTACTCCAGAGAATCAAGATAGAGCTGAAAAGCTTGCTAGTTTAATTAAATTGGAAATCCAACTTGGCCAGTTTAGCTTGGCCAAACATTTTCCAAACTCTAAACACTTAAAAAAGAATCAAGTTAGTTATTATGCTCAACAATATCTGAGCCAGACGATTAAAGAAGTTGCACCAAGTACTTACGATTCATATAAGGGACATGTTTACAATCATATAATCCCAAAGTGGGGTCAAATTAATCCCAAAGATATCAATACAAACATGCTTAGAAAGTGGATTGAGCACTTAAAAGAGAATTTAAACAATAAGACCGTACGAGAAATTATTACTCGTTTTTCACAAATCCATGCCATTTGGCGCGATGAACGTCAAATGCCTTACAACCCTTTTGAAAACATAGTAATCCACCAAGTTGATACGCCAGAACCAGATCCGTTTAGCAAAGTTGAAATTGCAATGATATTGAACACTGAAACGGATCTAGATATTCAAAACTTGTTGCCATGCTTATTTTGGACTGGACTTTCAATGTCGGAACAGATCCCGATCGCATGGGAAGATATAGATCTGGAGAAGGGTACTATTCAGATTTCGAGATCATATGTTCGTGGAATTTATCGAGTAACTAAAAACCGACGTAGAAAGAGAAAAATTAAACTTCTCGAGCCGGCAATTACAGCGCTTAGAAAACAGTACCAAATTACTGGTAATGCTCGAGCAAAAACTATTGAAGTACTTCAGCGTGACAATAAGACCAAGAGACAAGAAAAGGTTAGATTTGTCTGGATTAACCATGAACGGTCGAATCACTTTGAATATCATGAATTACGCTATCGTTGGAATAAGCACTTAAAGAAGGCGAAAGTGCGTAAACGTGGTATTAACCAAGGTCGACATACGTTCGCCAGTCAGCTTTTAACATCTGGCCAAGTACCTCCAGAGTGGATTGCCGAGCAGCTTGGCCACAGTGATACTTCTATGATTTATAAACATTACGGAAAACTTATTGCAGAGGATCTGCCAGACTATATTACGAAGCTAAACAACTACATCACGATGTAATTAGATTTACTTTAAACTTACTCTAAACATTACATTCAGATCCTAAACTAAGTGCCTATAACTCTAGGCACTTTTTTTATTTATTACTCCATTACTTCAAATCGAATATACCAGCCAATAAAGGTTAAACCTTTGATTGAGTACGGCTCTAAAAGTGGCCATAAAAACTATAAAAGTTTGGCCATGAATATCCCTAAAATTCCCATATTAAGTATTTTTCTAAACCCCACGTAAGCTAAATATATGATTTATATATATCTATAGGCTTAATTGTGTTGGGTTCGAATCCCGTCATTCACCCCAATTTCGGAGCATAGCACAGCCTGGTAGTGCACCTGGTTTGGGACCAGGGGG